AGCCTGGATGCATCCAGCACAGAAACAGGCTTATGAGGAAATTGGACAATTAGTTACCCAGATTTATAAGAAGCCGACAGAAGAGAGACTTGATCTCTACTTCGATGGTATGAGCATGGCCGGTGCTCCAGTAAAAGAATCTTATAACTGGGATAAGACTCGTATCGACTTCGTTGTAGACTCTGTTTGGGGTAGGGGAGAAATTCTACCTATTGGTTTCTACACTACAGATGGACGACGTATCTTCGAGCTTCGTGGTCCGTCAGGTGGTGTGGCTACCGCAGATATCTTCTACATGGTTGTTGGTATGCAGACCTTCGTTAACAATCCTGCTGCTACGGCATACATTGATGCTTTGGCAGTTCCAGCGGGATATTAGGGAAAGGAATAAACATTATGACTGACCTTAATTTCCAGGATTTATCGACGGTCCAAAGTGAACAACAGCAGGGAGTGAGAACTATTGCTTCTGCTGCTACTATTGCACCAACTACATTTCTGACCCTTTTATCAGGAACGAATGATTTGGCAACTGTTACGCCTCCAGTAACGGGGGTGCATATGCTGCTTCTTACATTCACTAATGCTAATCCGGGTCAGATTGTAGAGACAGGTAATATTCTACTCGGGGGTGCTGATGCTTCATGGGATCCTGGAGTGAATGAATCTGTTATCTTGGTGTATAATCCTGATACAGCTAAGTATGCAGCATTGTTATTGGCAAGAACTTAAATAATCCCCTGCCGGGGGATTCAAAGTGGGGCGTCGCATACTTTACCACGCGCATTTTAAGGAGTTTCATGGTTTTAGATATACTGGCTGCGATTAGAGAAGTCCCTAATGAAAGGGAAATAGAAAAGAAACCACAACCAGAATCAGTTCCGTTAGCAACTAAGATTAAGAGGGCGATCTTTCCATCCGAGAAAAGAGAATGTCTAAGAAGAATTGGAAATATTCTAGCAGATCATAAGGGACTAGAATCTAATATTCCTATTAATCACTCTTACTGGGAACTTATGAATCATTATAGGTCTTTGCCAAATGATGAAAAGTGAATTTCCTCATTTGATGAACGGTGCGAAAGCTATTATTAAAGATGATAAGATTACTTTCACTTATATTGATTCATATGGTTCAGTTATAACTGATACCAAGAAATTACTTTCTTCAAAAGAAATTAAGGAGAAAGTAATGGACAGGATGCACAGATTCAGAAGTGCTGGTCCAGGAGTTAGAGAATCAGAAATATCTAGAGCTGAGAGAAAGTGTATTTCGGGGCATCCAGAAGATAGATTAAAGGAAGCATGGGAACTTCTTGATGAACACGGTCAGATGGAAATGGCTATGATGCTGAGTATGGATTCACATTATGGTATCTCTGATCCTGAATGGGCCAAGAAGCATGTTGAAGAACGTCCTGAAATTATTGGGGATAACTTATCTCCTCTCTAGTTACGGATTATTCCGTGCTTATGAGAATGGAGTTTTTAAATCAATTTTTAAGGCTCTTATTTTAGGGAACCGAAAGAGAGTTCACATATATCCTGAGTATTGGCTGTAGAAATGAGAGATATTCCAGTAGAAGTAGATACTCTCAATAGGAACTTAATCAACCATTATGGTAGAGATAATAGTACTAATCTACCTAATTGGAGAGTAGTGTGGTCTGAAGATCAGTTTGAACAAAGATACGGCGAGTATGAGGATAGAACTCCAGAAGGATTACTCATTCGTCGATTCTCTGGAGTAAGAGAGGCTCCTAAGTATAGACAATGGGTAGAGGAGAAATGGTGTTTGGAAGCTTTAATTCCAATACCCTCTATTAATACCCAAGAGTTACCAGAAACTAAACTTTCATATGAACTCATTTATCCCTTTCCCCATCATAATAGAATTCCTTTAATTCCTATTTGGTCTGCTGTTAGATTAGTGATTGAGGAAGTTCATAGAAAAACTGGAGCCCAGGGACAGGGACCATTTTATAAAGATCCTATGTCTGATCCCAAAATTGCATCGGAATTGAAAGAAGCAAAGTTGAAAGAACTAGAAGAAGATTTATATGGTAATGAAACAGATATTGGTGATGCTCTTGCATATAGACAAGGTACTGGATTTACAACTAGTAAATTAAAGGGTAATACTGGCCCCTCAAAAATTGCCAGTCCAGAAAGTGAGAATTAGATCATGGCTGTAGGTAATTTTCCGGGATTAGGAACTCATGATCGTAGAACTATTAAAGCTCCTGTAAATCCTTTGGATAAGTCTACTGTAGTTTCCATACTTCCAAAGGAAATTATTGAAGTTAAACCTACTCTCCAACCAGGAAAATTTGTAATTCCTGCTGGAAGATATGATAATCCTGCTATCTTAGTTGTTACTCCTAGTAGTTGGTGGAAGGATATAGATCCAGATCAACCGTTACTTGAAATTCCTCACTCATCTATTGTAGTGGCGAATTCTATTGTAATAGATTATTGTAATGGATTATTTTGTTGCAATATGGGTGATGTAATGCCAGGTCTTTTCTATATTCCTGGTGAACGTACTCAAGCTGAAGTTCTGAGTGATTATCAGCCTCAGTTAGATGCAGCAGTTGACAAGCAAACTAAATGGTTTAAGGCTCTTGTAAAAGCTGGTGATATTTTGTGGGCTAGAAGCTCAGGGAATCCGTTATCTATTGATGATAACACTAGAATCGCGGCAGGAGAATTGAATTTAAGTGATAAACCTTGGTTAAAGGATTTCGCTACGATGCAATTGAATAACTGCCCTGCATGTGGTCAGTTACGGGATGAGAATTATCCTGTCTGTCAGCATTGTAAGACTGTTATTGACAAAGCAGCATATGAGAGATTAGAATTTACTTCTGCGAGTTAGATATGCCTACTCCTGCTGAAATCATGGATATGTCTGCGTCGTTGATGAATGATACTGCTCAGACAACATATACTGATGAGGCGCAACTTCCATACTTAAATATGGCGTTGAATGAATTGCAGGAATTATTTGAATTAAATAACATTCCTGTAACTAATGAAGAATCGGCACAGATTACTCTAGCTGCTGGAATTACAGTAGTATCATTTACTTCTACTCCAGCATTACCAGCTAATCTTGTTGAGATTCAGCGTTTATGGGAGCGTTTTTCAGGAGTTATACCATATATTCCTATGACTAGGAAAGAGTTTATTCCTAAATCACAGGAAGATCAGCAGATTACTCAGTTTTTAATCTGGGCATGGATAGATCAAGAGATAAGGTTAATTGCAGCTACAGCAGCTATTGATATAAAAATTGACTATATCAAATCCATCTTTGCAACTCCTATTGTTATAGGTGGAATTAATACTAATCTCACCACTATTAATATTAAGCAATTCCTGGGATTTAGAACTGCTGCTCTATGTTCATTGTTTATTGGAGAGAATGAAGTTCGCGCGGATACACTAGATGCTAGAGCAGAGAGAGCATTAGATCGTACACTAGGAATACCAATTAAAGGGAGGCAAGCTATTACTACACGTCGTCAACCGTTTATGGCAAGATGGAAGCGTAGGGGTTACGTATAGTGAGATCAGTTATGACTAAGGTTTATAACGTGTTCGTAGAATTTAGTAGAGATGATCGTCAAAGAATTATGCAGGAGGAAAAGAATAAAATTGAAAGTATATTTGTCAATTTAATATCAGAATTGAAGGAAAATGAGTTCATCGAAAAAGTAGAAGTTGCTCCGTTTGAAACATCTAACGAAGATATTGTAACAAGTTTGTCGAGCGAAACTTCTGGTGATAAATCGTAGGGGTTATGTATAATACCTTGTGACTGGCAATGATGTTGGTCACGCTCAGTAAGAAGGGTGAGGTGTTACAATGGGAAGCAATCTTTGGACAGAAGTTCATCGTGCTAGCGAGTCAGGAATTCTGTCAGGAACAACTACTCCATATGGATTTACTAGAAACTTCTATTGGATAGGAGCTAATGCACCAAGAAGTGCTAAGAGAATTGATACTATTGCCGCAGCTTTAGCTAGACTCATTAGTGGTGATGTGGTTATGTGTGCTCCTCAAACACATAGCGAGGCTAGTTTGGTTATTCCTGCATTAGAACCTGATGGAATTACACCGCTCAAGGAGGTTACTCTTATTGGTGCTGGTGCTCGTGGTGATATGTGGCTCAATACTGGTGTAGCTAGTGATAATGGACTGCAAGTAAGAGCAAATTATACTACACTGATCAATTTTGGTATTGGTGGTGGTTCATCTGCTGATTATGCTTTGAATGTATGGGGTGTTGAAGGATTCAGAGCACAGGGATGTGCTTTTGAAGGTCCAGATGGAACTTGTGTTTTGATAGATGATGAAGCAGCAGGCGCAACTTTAGCAGAATCTAGCTCATTCTTGAAGATACGTGATTGTGAGTTTAAGTTCTGTGGTTCTGCTCTCCTGTTTGGTCGTTCTTTAGGTGGTTTCTGCACGCAGATGGAAGTTAAGGATTGTTTATCCCATAACTTTACAGTTGTCGGTGTAGGCGATTCAGCTAATGGTGGTGGGGTTCTGAATCTTGAATTGACAGATAGTGTATTTGACAATGTGGAAGGAGCAACAAATCCTACTGATTATATCAAGGTAGATAGAGTAGGTGATGATGGTATTATTTCTGGATGCCGATTCGCCCTTGCTACTAATGCTTCTGCTGATCTCAAAATTGCTGCTGGTATTCGTTGGGTAGCAAATGCTACTGAAGCAGGATGGAGTACCGCGAGACCTAGTTAGAAGGAAACTTCCTTAGTTGAGAAACGCGCCGGGGTCGTAGAGTTCCTGGGGAGAGGCGCAATTAATATCTCCCATAATTGCAAGGAAAAAGATTTATGCTAACATTTGATGAAGAAGTAAAGAGTCGTAAGGGTGCTGTAAAAGCATACAATATGTTTATATACTTTTCGGATAGTGTAGATTTTAATAAATTAAAGCAATTGGAAGAGGAAGGTGAATTTGACGATGCATTTTCGGAACTTATAATGAATATGATAAAACATAAATTTATTGATAAAGTCGAAATTGGTCCAATTTCAGCAAAATGACTATCCAAAATAGGACTCTTCGGGATCATCCTCCTATAGTGATAGAGGAGTTTAATGGTCTATGGGATCGCGGTGGAGAAGAGGCCGTGCCCATAGATCATTTTGATGATTGTGATAATGTTCAATATATTGAAAGTGGATTCAAAACTCGGGATGGACTTGATACTTTTATTCCCGGTGTAGGTGATATCGTTCGTATGTATAATTATAAGATGCAAGATGCGGAATCCTTAATCATTTTAAACAAGAATGGACAAATTTTTCATGCTCTGTTGGATGGTTCTCAAACAGTATTTGGTCCCATTCTAACTATTCCTGCTATGGACGATTTCGGATTTGTAGCAATAGCAGGTAGAGCTTATATTAATCCATTCGAGAATTTCCTGGATTCTGATAATAAGACTAGACAAAGAGGTATATCTGGCGAAGCTTTATATGTCTATCTAGGTGCTGGGGTTGTGGCTAGAAAAGCTGCTGGTAGTCCCCCTACTGGTGCATCAATAGGAGTCGCGCAAGGTGGAGCAGGATTTTATGAGTTAGGCTTCCACTTATTTGCAGTTATATTTGAAACTGATACAGGATTTTTAACTGCTCCTGGTCCAGAAACTTTTACCGGATTTACAGTTCTGAGCACTACAAATGAACTTGATTTAACAGGTATTCTAACTGGTGGTTCCACAGTAGTCGCGCGTCACATTATAGCTACTAAAGCAATCATTGATTATAATGGGGACCAAGATGGATTTCAATTCTTCTTTGTTCCCAACGGTAAAATTAATGATAATACGACTACTACTATTTCCATTAGTGCTTATGATATTGATCTTCTAACAGATGCGTCACATCTCATTGATAATTTTACTGAGATTCCTGCGGGTGTTGGGTTAACAACTTACAATAGTAGATTAGTTACATCCTGCTTCTTTACTGATATATCATTAGTTCGCATCAGCCATCCAGGTGAACCAGAAGCTATATCACAAGTAGATGGATTAATCATAGTTCCTCTTGATGGATTACCAGTTACAGAAGTTCAAGAATATCGTGATGTTCTCTATATGTTCAAACAAACGCGCACATGGGCATCTGTAGATAATGGTGATGCTCCTGCTACTTGGGCTGGTCCTACTGTAATTGATCAAGGTGTTGGCGCACCCGTTCATGGAATTGGTGAGGTATTAGATTCAGGTGGTGTCAACATAGAGATGCTCCTTATCGCAGATTTTTCGGGTATAATGATGTTCAATGGAGCTTATAGTAGACCGGAATTGTCATATAAGATTCAAGATCGTTGGCTGGCATTGGATAGGGATAAATTTAATCTAATTCAAATAATGAATGATACTATCGATCAGGTTTTTTATCTCACATTACCTGATAAGACTATGTTGACTGCTAATTATTCACGCGGCCTAAATCCTAAAGATGTTCGATGGGGTCCGTGGAGATTCGATACAGAAGTTTCTACTATTGCATTGATTGAGACTAATAGACTTGTTATTGGATCGGAGAAGTTGTTCACATAGGAGTAAGAATGTCTATCATTTTCAGTGAGTCTTTTGATAAGTATGGAACTGATGTTTCACTTCTAGCTCAAGGTGTATGGACTGATGAAGGCCCAGCAGGTGCATCTTTAGTAGCAGGAGGTGGAAGATGCGGTACTACTGCTTATCGTAATACCACAATTACAGGTCGTGGACCAGCAGTAGGATTAGTTACTGCTGATCAATTTACTTGGGGTCATGTAGCTATTCGTATTGATTCTAGTCCTATTCAAGATGGTAATGATGATATTGCTTTTCGTGAAGCTGGTGGAATCAACCAAACTTTCTTCGTATTCAAAATGGATGGTTCTATTGAGATATGGAGTGGACCAAATGAAGTTCTAGGAATTAGGTTAGGACAATCCGCAGCCGGAGTATTTTCATCTGGTCAATGGTTTTCGTTTGAGTGGGAAGTTTTAATAGATCCCTCTGCTGGAACTTTTCAGGCATGGGTGGATGGAGTTGAAGTTATTGCAAAACAAACTGGACAGGATACACGTGCCAATCCCTCTTTCGGTACAAGTGGCCCCTATACTCAGATTATCATTCAACACAATGGAGATTCTCGAATTGATGATGTAGTTTTTGGTAATGGAATAGATTCTGGAGTTGCCGGTAAACCTAACAATACTCGATTAGGACCATTACATGTCTCAGCACAATTAGCCGAGTTAGATTCTGTATCTGGAGGAGGTTTCCATAAAGATTTTACACCCCTATCAGGAGCAGATCATGGAGCAATGGTAGATGAAAATCCTCCTGATGATGATACAACTTATAATTCATCATCTGCTCCTACTAAGGAAGATACATATTCATTTCCTGATATTGCCCTAGCTTCAGGAGATGTTTTTGCTGTTAATATTCTTCCAATGGTAAAGAAATCTGATAATTCGAATACTCGTCAGATTAAACCTATGTTACGATCTGCTGGTGCTGATACACTTGGAACAGCTCAAGCAGTTCCGGCTTCACAATATGAGTATCGTTGGGAGGTGTTTAACGGAATAGGAGCTACTGCTTGGACTGTAGGACTAGTTAATGCTGCTGAGTTCGGACTTCAGGATTTTGCGTAAATGACTGATGTTCGTGTTACTCAGGATGTATTTGAAGCTATTCAACAGAATAGTGATGTAGATGTAAGAGTTACACAATTAGTAACGGAGGCAATACAGCAAAATGATAGTGTAGATGTTCGCGTATCACAAATGGTAATTGAGTTTATTACTACTGGTGATTGTCCAACATTTACACCATCTAATCCTCTTAACTTTGGAGGCGGCCTATATATCGTTGAGCCTAACAAAACTAATGATACTCTTTGGGTATCCTTTGATCCTGAAGTTACGGTAGATGTAAAGATTCCTTAAGGGAGGAAATTATGGATTTATTTAGTCTAGTAGGAATATTGAATCAGATAAAAGTTTTACCTCCTGAACTTAGGAGTAAAAAAGCAGCTGAAATTCTGTTAGTCTATATAAATAATGCAGATGTTAGTAATGCCTATAATGAATTAATGTGTGAATAATGCCTTTTATTAGAACGGCTTTAATTGGTGAAAGTGGCACGGCCAGACCTAAAAAGGGTGCAGATGAAACTCAAATTCATTTCACTGGTACTAGAATACGTGTAGTTGGATCTGGTAGTCTATTACTATCACTAATAAGTCCAGATAGTGTCAATACTCAGGTTTTAGTTCCCTTTACACTGGCAGCTACTAATCGTCTTAGTCCATTTAGATTGGCAAATTTTATTGAGCAACGCGCTCATCTTCAAATTAGTACTAATGCAATAGATGAAATATTCAGAGTTAATAGAATTACACTCTATGCTAAGCCTGTCTTTACTATGGTGCCAGCGTAATGCCATTTCAACCATCTGAGAATTTACCGGATTTTGCACGATTAAAAGCTACCTTTACAGGTGCGCGTAAGCAAATTGAAAGCTATCTCTTATACCAAACTATCATTGATTTCTTAGATGGAACTGGAAAACTCAAGAAGATATTCAGTAAACAGATCGCTGATTTAGAAGATACTGTAATTATTAACACAGAAACAATTAATGAACAAATTCATGTTTTCTTGCTTATGGGTGGATAATGTCCTCAACACATAAGGTATTGGGACAATCTAATCCGTCTGCTGCAACTTTAACAGATGCTTATACTGTTCCGTCTGTAACAGAAGCTATTGTTAGTTCGGTTACGGTAACAAATCGAAGTGCAGCAGCTACTTCATTTCGTTTGTCAATTGCTGTAGCAGGTGCCGCTGATAGTAATGAACAGTATATTTCGTATGACGTTCCCATTGCAGGTAATGAAACCAAAAGCTTTACTCTTGGCGTGACAATGGCAACGACAGATGTATTTCGTGTTTTTGCAACTTTGGCTACACTAAGTTTCAATATCTTTGGAGTAGAAATTACATGAGTATTGATTCTACTCTACCTCCTGATAAAGTTAGTATTAAGGCTCAGAATTCATTCAGTATTGATGCCTTTGGTCGGTGGAGAGTATCAAATCCCTTTACTGAATTTGAGTCTAAATTATTAGGAGCCGATGATGCTCCTTTATTCTGGGATGAGGAATTAGAGACTGGAGCAGGGATTACAGCAACTACACCGACTGCTGATAAACCTTATATTGATTTAGTTAGCTCTAATACTATAGCCGGTAAATTCACTCGCCAAACATTTCGTAGATTTCATTATCAAGCAGGAAAATCACAACTAATATTAATGACAGGTATTCTTGAGCTTGCAAGTGGAACTAAAACAGGATGCGAACGCCGTGTTGGTTGTTTTGATGATGACAATGGAGCATTTTTTGAATCTAACGCAGGGACATTTGGTGTCACAACTAGGACTAGTGACTCTGGTTCAGTAGTAGATACTACAGTAACTAAAGCAAATTGGGATGATCCTATGAATGGAACTGGTCCTAGTGGAGAAACTGTTGACTTCACTAAGGCCCAGATATTTGTTATTGATTTCCAATGGCTCTCGGCTGGTCGTGTAAGATTTGGATTAGAAATTGGTGGAATTCTTCACTATATTCACGAAGTTAATGTCGCTAATTTATTAACGATTCCTTGGTCTAGCACACCTAATCTGCCATTACGTTATCAGATTATAACAACCGCTTCTTCAGGTGTATGCTCCATGCGTATTATCTGTGTAGCAGTTGTCAGTGAAGGAGGTTCAGAAGATGTTGGCATTATTCATTATCGAAGCACAGCAGGAGCAGCAGTAGTATCAGGAGCTGAGAATACATTATATGCAATTGTTGGAATTAGATTGAAAACAACTCATTTGGGAGCTACTGTTAGAATACTAAGGACAGCAATTCAAATCCAAACTGCGAGTGAATTTATTGAATGGGTTTTATTATTCAACCCAACTGTAGCTGATACATTTACTTATGCTGATCTTACTAATAGTGCTGTCCAAACTGCTTTAGGTGCGACTGCTAATACCGTAACGGGTGGAACACAAATGGCAGGGGGATATGCTGAGACAGGTGGTGGTAATAGTGGGGGTAGCGGTGATTCTCAAACTCTGAAAACTATTCAAGCATTAGGCGCAGCTATTGATGGAGCACGAGATGAAGTAGTATTAGCATTCAGACCTATTGGTGGGGTAGATGTTGCTGATGTAGAAGGTTCATTGAGTTGGTTGGAGCAGTTCTAATGATAAGTTTAGGTGATGATCTTATCGAAGTTCAAAAAGGTAATATTGCAAAGCATTCTCTTATACATAAATTTGGTAGAAATGCGAGTGTGCCTGATGGTTCTTGGGAATTTATTAATCTTCTAGGATTCACTGGATGGCCTTTATCTGCTGCAACTACTGTTAGGATTAAAGCTGGTGGAAATGCTGCTGATGATGCGGCTGGTGCTGGAGCCAGAGAGATAACTGTTCAGGGAATTGATGATAGTTTCAATGAAGTAACAGAAACAATTGCCACGGCTGGAGCATCTGCCAGTTCAAATACTACTACATTATTCTGGAGAGTTCATCGAGCATGGGTATCAGCAGTAGGAACATATGGAGTTGCTAATACTGCTGCTATAGATATTGAAAATAGTGGCGGTGGTACAGACTTAATTAGAATTGGAGCAGATGAGGGACAGACTTTATTTACAGGTTGGACAGTTCCTATTGGTAAAACTGCTTATCTTCTCAGTACTGATGCATACGTAAATACTACGACATCTGTAAGAATACGTTTACTGACTAGAGCAAATATAGATGATACATCAGCACCTATGAGTTCAAAAAGAATTAGAGCAGTTTTTAATGGTGCTAATGGTAAGGCTGTTATCTATGTTCCGAGAGCACCCGTTATTTCAATAGCTGCTAAATCTGATGTTTGGCTTGAAGCTCAAGGAGTAGGTGCAACTGCTTCAGTAACTTCTAATTTTGAATTACTGGTAGTGGATGATTAGAATGGCTAAGAAATTAACTCTGCGGCAGAAGCAGTCTATCTTTGCGCAACTTGTAGGTGAGCTTATTATTGAGGCTTATGCAAGAGGCTATGAACTTACTCTTGGACAAACACAAAGATCAATTCAGGAAGCTGCTAGATTGGGTATGAAAACCTCGTTACACACTCTCAAACTAGCTATCGATCTTAATCTCTTCAAAGATGGGCGATATTTATCATCTACTAAATCTCATCTTCCATTGGGATTATGGTGGGAAGGTCAATCTATTGATGGTGAATATGAATGTTGTTGGGGTGGTCGCTTCGGTGATGGCAATCATTATAGCATTAAGCATGGTAATAGGAAATGAAGGTTAGGCAATTAAGATATGATGATCTTGAGGAGGTTTCAAAGATACATCATGATTTCTATACTAAAGATGCGCCCCCCAAATTCAATAAAGATTTTGTTGTTATAGCTGATGACGAGGATCGTATTATTACTTGTGGTGGAATAGAACTAATGGCAGAGGCTATTATTCTTACTAATAAACATTTTTCTTCTCATGTGAGAACATCAGCATTATTGGAATTATTAAGATCGCTCATGCTTATTTGTGATAGAAACAATTACGATTTTCTCCACGCTACCATAGCAGATGATCCTGATGAAACTTGGATTAGGACTCTTGGACTAGTTGGATTTAAGCCACTTACAGGAAAGGTATTAATTAAAGAGGTATAGTTATGGGTAAATCTAACCGGGGCAAGATGGAAGAAGCAATGAGGACGTATGGTGATCCTGCGTTTGAAGATACTACTGGTCTTAGTAAGTTCTTTAGGGATCTTATTCCTGGAATAACAGAACAGACAATAGATGATTTCAGGAATATATTTGGTAGATTTGAAGAGTTTGCTGAGACTGGTGGTTATACTCCTGAAGGCTTAGATGCCATTCGTAGTCGTGCATTGTCGCCTGTCAGAGCAGTATATTCTGATGTGAATCGTGATATTGATCGTAGTCGTTCATTACAGGGAGATTATGCTCCAGGTTATGCTGCTACAAAGGCAAAAGTTGGTAGAGAACAAGCTTATACTACTGCTGATGCAACTACTAATGTTGAAGCCAATCTTGCTCAATTAGTTCAATCTGGTAGATTAGCCGGTATCAGTGGTATGGGCAGTGTATATGGGACTACACCTGGTCTGGCAAGTACATTTGGTAGACAAGCATTACAAGGTCAGAGTTTGCAGAATCAGATGGGACTAGGTATGATAGGTGCTAGAGAAGCTTCTCTGGCTCAACCTGGTATGTTTGATACTATTGTAAGTGGAGCAGGTAAGATTGGTGGAGCAATATATCCCTGGTTATAATTATGCCTAATGGACAATTTACTTCTCCCTATACACCTCCATTTAATCCTCAAGATCCGAATATATTTAGTAATCTAAGATTCGGAAATATATTTAGACCTGATCCAGAGGGAGTTTCATCTGCTGGAAGAGTTGATCCTTTATATGGTCCGCCTGAGGAACAACTTGAGACTTCTGCTAGTGATAAGTTTGCGGAACTATTAGCTAATTATCCTGAAGCTCAAGCTCCAGGTATGTTGAAGAAGATTGCTCTTAGTATGATAGGAATGAGTGATCCTGCTCTTGCTAGTAAATTAGGTAGCCAACCTGGTCAAGAAGAAATTGATTGGCTTAATCAAATGGAGCTTGCTAAGCTTGCTGCTGAGTTAGAACAGGATTTAGCAGGGCTGGATATTGAAAGAGGGAGATTGGGCTTAGGTAAGGAAAGATTAGCTTTTGATGTGGAGAAACTTGAACGAGAATCAACTCCAGCAGAGAAACAAGCCTTAGAAATTGAGAGAATTGACTTACGTGCAGAAAATGCATTAGAACTAATGAGACAAAGAGCAGAAGCAGCTAGAGAAACTAATAGAGTGGAACATGCTAATACATTGGATGGTATTATTAAGAGAGCTGAAGTATCTAGTCAAGCTGAAACACAAAGACAGGCAGGTAGGACTGGCTTAGAAAGAGAGAGACAAACTGGTAGAAGAGAAATGGAAACTGAAAGACAAAGAGGTAGAAGAGAATTAGAAGAACAAAGACAAACAGGCAGAACAGAAAGAGGAAGAACACCAGGACAATCTAAGACTGCATTAGAATCTAAGGCTCGTAGAATCATTAGTGAGAATCCTGATCTAGCAGATGTAATTGAGTTTACTGATGAGGGACCACAAGTTAAAGAAGCGAAACAACCCTTTGATTGGTGGCCTTTTGGTGGTAGAACTGAAGAAGAATTAGCTACTCCTTTTGAAGATAAGCGTCAAAAAGCTTTACGACTACTCTATGGTGATGAATCAGGACAAGGATTGGTTCCTGAAGCTGAAACGGGACAAATCGAAGTGATAGATCCTAATGGTGATGAGGGATTTATACCAGCTAATCAACTAGAGGAGGCATTGAGACAGGGATATACTAGGGTGAGATAATGTATTTTATTGACAATGAGAATTATTCTTTAATGTTAAGTATTTGTAGGAATTATTACACGTCAGGAAAATCGAGAGTAAAAAGAAATAAATTTTATCTTAGAACTAGAGCAGAATATCCAGAGAATTTCTACAATTTAGAAGTTTGGTGGCTTTGGTTTGTATTCAAAATCAAGTTTAATTGAGATTTGAAATGGCTCAGCAGATTGATTTCACTCCTAAAGAGCAGGAAACTAAAATAGATTTCACTCCTAAATCTGTTCAGATTGATTTCACTCCTAAATCTGAATCTAAGCAGGAAGAGTCTAGTTTTCTGACTAGTATGTATGAAAAAGCATTTACTCCATCCGAATTTATGTCAAGAGGATATGATTGGTTAAGAGAACATCCCGAAATTGCTAGGAATATTTCTCCACTAGCTGCTATTGAAATTCCTTGGGGTGGAGAAACATATAAACCTGGTTTAGCTATGGCTGAAGCTATGTCTACTCCTGGTGATCTAGCACTAATACTTGGAACTGGTGGAGCCGGTTGGATTCCTAAAATCGGTAGAGGGTTACAGAAGGGAGCATCAGGATTATTAGCTACTCGTGGTGGTGAGAGAATGATTACCGCTGAATCTCCTACTGAATTAGGTGTAGGTGCATTAGAAACTGCTGGTGGTATATTTGGTTTGAGAGGGCCTCGTGTTAGAGGAAAAACACCACAAGTTATTCCTGATGAACTACCAAAAGGCGAAGTATTTCAACGATTTGATAAACCAGGAGCAGCACCCTCCGTAGATAAACCTCATGGATTATATGTATCTCCTAAAGATATTCAATCACCCCATGCAGAGCCGGGTGATGTTAAAACTTTGTGGACAAGGGATCTAGACGCTAACATTCTCGATCTTTCTGATTCCTCACCTATTCCCCTTCGTGCCATGTCTATAGATTCAGGAGCAGGTGTTCATGCTCTTAGAAGAACAGTAGGGGAGAAAGAATTTAATAGACTTAGAAATTTAAGTAAAAACGAATTAGCATCAGAATTGAAGAAATATGGTGTAAGTACAGAATATTATGATATTCAAGAACAGCTTGAGGCTTTAGGAGCTATACATGCGCGTAAGGCAGGATATGATGGTATACATTTTCCAGATGTGAATGATCCTCGGTTCACTGAATATGTGGGATTAACCAAAAAAGGATTGAAGCAAGTAACTACTGAACCAGGAGAAGTATTAGTTGATGCATTGAAGAGACAAACGGTACTAAATAAGCAACAGCAGCAGATAGCTGCATCAGAAATAGCAAGGAGATTTGGTGAGGCTGGTGAAGTTACAACTAGAGGAACTGCTGGTGCTAAAGAATTTATGAGTAAGTTGGCTGGTAAACATCCAAGACTTGTGACAACTCCTCTTGATTTAAATACGAATCAAATGAATAAGTTGCACACAGTCATTTTAGATGCCCCACTACCAGAAACTTCCAAAGCAAAGGCAATTGCTGGTCTTTCCACGATAAGAGAAGGGGGACAGGCAATGCCTAGCGAAGTGGCTGTGCTAGATGGTTTATTTGGTTCAGGAGTAGGGAAGGCTATCAGAGATAAGGGTATAGGTAGGACAAGAAATAGAATTCTAGAAACTCTGGGTTTAGCTAAAGCATTAAAGTCTACTGCTGACGTTAGTTGGATGCTTCGCCAGGGTGCCTTACACTTTATGCGTCCCTATTGGCGTAGAGCGTTTATTCCTCAACTAAGGGCACTTGCAGATAATGGATACTTCGAGAAGGTTAACCAAGGTATACTTAGATCGGCTAGAAACATTGATTACAAAAAAAAGGTAGGACTTAATTATACTGACCTGAAAACTTTTGAGGGACGTGGAGAAGAGATAATGAACACATGGGTTGAAAATATCCCTTCTATTCCTTCTTTATTTAAAGCTGGTATATTTAGAGACCCTAGTAAATTAAAGCCCGGATTGGTTAGTAAGGTTGCCCGCGCATCTAATAGATCGTTTACTCTTGCTGGAAATTTGGTGCGTGATGGCTCCTTTGATTCTATATATGATGACTATGCGAGGTATTATAAATCCTCAAAGAAAATAGCTGAGGCAATACCTAATGAAAAACTAAGAATAAGAGCATTAAGAGAGGCTGAGCTTTTTAATCCTGATAACCCTTATAGGGGTAAGATAATAGCTGATGAGGCTAATGTTTCGACAGCCCGCGGAGGATTAGGTAAGGCTGAGGCATTTGCAACTGAACTTAACACAGGACTTTGGTCTGTTCGTTTGTTAACTTCAAGAGTAAGATCCATTAATCGAGTATTGAATCCCATTAGTTATATTAGACAAGATCCTGTGATGAGAAAGGAACATCTAAAGCAATTATTTTCTCTTATTGGCTTGACTACTACAACTGCTAGTCTTGCTGAAATAATGGGAGGAGAGATAAGTTTTGATCCCCGCAGTTCTGATTTCTTAAAGGGAAGAGTAGGAAGGGTTCGCTTTGATTTGCTAGGGGGAATTCCACAGTATATTGTCCCTGTTATTAAGGCTGCTTTAAATCAAGGGGTAAGTACACGGACAGGAAGACCATATACACTTGGAGAGGGATTGTCTGATGATGCAATTATAACTCTAGTGAAGGCACTTATGTATAAAGAAGCTCCTTTACTTGGGTTCTTTACTTCTTTAATCAGACGTGAAGATCCCATAGGTAGGCCCCTCAATTTGACTTCTCCTAATCCTTATGAGAACAAAGCTTTGAACACTTTTGTTCCTATGATATCTGAGGATCTTTCTGAATTAATAAAGGAAGATCCTGGTTTGATTCCTATACTTATGCCGTTGGCTGCATTAGGGGCTAGCATTCAGGTACATGAAGAACGGTAGTTTATGGCTGTGTTCAGTTATTCCTCGCATTTGCAGCCTTTTCGATACGCCAAAGTAATTCCTTCGCTACCCTTTCAGTATCTTCAAGAACTGATTCCTTCTTTCTACAATCTTCACATAATCCATAGCTAAGTCTGTATCTCCTATTATAAGGTAGATACATAGACATAGCTACTATAGTTTCATTAGTACACAAGAGACAACTTTCAAGATACTCTATGGAATGAGTCATTACGCCATAAATACAGAGCCATCTGGAAAGTTTACAATCCAACACCAGTTACATTTCTTACAACGATATAAAGATTGCGCGTTCTTTATACCTCCGTTCTCTTTATCTTCCTCTCCATAATTTAGAACAGAAACTTTTATTTGTGAACCTTTTCCCACAATAAAAAGAGGATGATCACATTTGGAACAGTTTCCTTTACTCATCATCTCTCTCCCAACAACAATCTATTAAGCTTATCCATAGCATCTTTCGCACCAGCATTAGCAATAAGATTTAATTCGTCTGATGATATAACTCCGGCTAGTTTGGAATGTCCTGTTTCTGTAGTTGCGATTTGAACTCGTACATGGAAATCTTCATTTTGTAATATAATTTCTTTGAACATTAATTCTTCCCCGCTAAAAAGTCCCTAATTTCCTGAACTTGTCTTTCAGGCATTTCATAAACTACCTGGTTTCCTTCACTACGCATCTTAATTATTCCTGCTGCATCAAATCCTACCATTATTTGATCTAAACTGTCAGCATCAAAATTCATCCAATACTTCTTGAGTAGAATAGCTCTCGTTACTTTGTGAGTTCCTCTATCTAGCAATTCATTAATGATTAAAGCCTTTTGATTTTTGTTAGGACTCATACCTTTCTTGCCATGAGTAGTCTTTCTGACATTACCTATTAATTTCTCGCATACTATAATAGCCTCTTGCATTTGGAGTAGACTAATTATTAAATTAGGTTCCGCACTTAATGAAAGAAGCATAGCTACCTTCTTAACTGAATCACCAATCCTTTGTATAGTTCCTGTCTTATCTTCAATTCTATGAGCTTCTATTGTTCCGTATAGAGTCATATACCAATCGTGATATAAAACGCCTACTTCGTTAAACCATTTGGAACCATCTTCAGTAATTCTTTCTATGGGATATTTACCACTTTCTTCAAGCGTGCCCGTTGGTTCAAATTCCCCTGTTACTGTTGATAACTTTTTGAGATATTCAGCTAATTTCTCTTTATCAGGCTTGTGCCTCAAAGGAGCCATTAACGGATTTAATCTACTAACTTTAGATTCAGCTATCAGGAATGTTCTACCAATGAATCCACCATGAACATCTTTAGCCTCTATAAAATCATCAAAGTGTGCTTCATTAATTCCAGTGAGTAATGATATGGTAGGATCTTTTAACTTGAATTCCTCCATCTTGAGGAGTGATTCCCATTCCTCTTCGTTCCAATGTCTATCATATAAATCAGTTAAGATAGTCATGGCAGCAGGATCATTGACTAATGAAGAAGAGAATTCACTAGAAACAATGAATCCACATGATCGATTCATTATCTTCTGACCTGGTGCCGTTTGGGATGTAGATAGTTTTCTTAGTATGCCTTGTATAGAACTTCGTCCTGATATAACTCGTGTATTATTAACTCTTTTGACTAGATTCTTAACTAAAGCTATTGGCGCACCTTTCCTTAATCCTGAATCTGCGTATAACATCACGTAGATATTAGGATAGAGAGGCCAAGCTCCCCCACAATCTAGCCAAACATTATCTTTAACTACTGCACTAATGGCACATAACCCACTCCAATACCAGAATGATTTGGGTGACTCTAATTCGGAATGTTGTTCTATTAACTCATTTAGCCATGTCATCTGAGGACAGCTATGATAGTTGCAAACTTAGGTGAGGTAGTATACTTACCGAACTTATATCTGCCTTGAGGGAATCTTAGTTGGACTCCTGGTTTAGTTGTATGAGTAACCTTGTCCCATAGAAAATCGTGGAACCATCTAGTAGATGTATCACATGGTAGGATACAAACTACTACTTTACAATCAAACTTGCATTTGTGGCTAGTATGAGGATATGTTTCTCGACGAGCTTTAGAAAGCCACATCCAAATATTAGAATAGGGCGGATTCATAAAGCATATGTGATCTTGCCAGCTAGCTATTAGTCCATTAGTTTCCTTATCTAGAAAGGCTGTGCACTTAGCATTCTCAGCAGTAGCAGCCACATCTAATGAGAAATGAAACTCTGCATTGAGTTCATCAAACAATTCTTGAGGCGTCGTTCTTTCATCTGTTTTCTTGCTCATTCTAAAAACTCTCTAATAAACTTTGCCATTCTTCTTATGGTAGGATCTATATGTGCCATGTAAAAGACTGCATCTTCTCTTAGTCCCGCTCTGGATTTTGATAGTTTCTCTAGTCTTTCATCATCTTGGGCTATCCAGTAACTATGTTCAGGATCACCTGGAGCGTAAGGACATCTCTGTATGTCTCCAACAAATGTATTTTTACGGTAGTTAGCTTGCATCTAATGGCTCCGCAAGACTGCGATACTCAATTGGAATTCCTAAATTACCGTAGTGATCTATACCAAGATTCATTCCTACACTTATACCTAAATCAGTGTAAACTGCTATTTTATCTGCTTGCTGACCCCATAAGAATCCCATTGAAATTCCTGATGTTCTATCATGAGGATCAAGATCATTAAGTAAACCTCTAATAGTATATAACAAATGAGAAGCGAAGGGAGCCTCATCACGAGAGATAGAATCGCGCATACATGAGACAGCATACTCTTTGTTTCGTTGATACTGTCCTGCTTCTTTAGATGCTAAGGGACTCTCTATTATTACTCTTATCATATTATCATCTCGTATAGAATCTCCTGCTAATTTCCTATCCCAGTAGTCTATACCTCTCTTCAAATCTTCTTTTACTAGTTCGAAGGGAGTCTTGTCCTCCATCATACTAACCCCCTATATTAATGATTCTAGGTAAGTCCTTTTCTAGATAGCCATGATAAACAATACGATACTCAACTCTAATAAAAAATTGATGATATTTCTTTCCTATTCTGTACCAAATGTTGAATGTGAATGTGGGATAGAGACTGAACTCACACCATTCCCAAATTAATTTCATCACACAGCCTTCAGTTGAAGCTTCTTCAGTTCCATGTAATTAGAACCAATCTCAATATCACATGGTATACTCAGTACTCTTCTAGACAAACTGCATCGACTAAAGTCTATCCCTCTCTCCATTTCTTCTGTGATGATAGAAGCATATTCTCTAACTCTTCCTGTTTCAACAGAGAATAATAAACAATCATGTGATTCCAGAACAATTTTGATGCCTGGTATCCTGTCTTTAATACGAAGGCCAGCAGCTTTAGTGTTATCCGTAACTGCCCTCTGAGGGATATATGCGAATGCTTGTCTGAATAAGTCATCGTTCCATCTTTCAAAGAATGTTCTTACTCCTCCATGTGGGGCATCTATCCCATAAGGTAATGGGGCTACTAAACGACGCTTATCTCTTTCTAAACATTCAATAATACCGTTGTGAAATACTCCTTTTATCTTAGGTGCTTTTTGATGAAGTATTTCTAATGCTTTTTCTGCTGTGTCTTCTGTGATGTTGATGTCTATTTTATACTTTCTAGCGTCTGTATTAACTGTGAGCGCCGCCCTTCTCTTTTTCGCGCCAAGGTGACATGCATGTCTAAGAGTTTTACCGACGAATCTAGTTGGGACTTCATAGCCCAGTATTTTCTTAGAGTAATCAGATTCAGTACCACCAAAGAACCAGCTAGCAGTAAGAGCGTGTATATCATGTTCATCATACAACCTCAACATATCTTCATCATCTGCTAGTAATGCAACGACGCGGGCTTCGGCTTGACTACTATCAGCTTGCAGAAATACATAGCCCTCATCTGCTATATACATTGAGCGAACATCATTACCAATATCACCATGTTTAGTCATGGTTTGGAATGCTGTTCCTAAACTCTTTTTCTTTTTCTTGTTATTCTCATCTCTTACTTCTATTTCCGGTCTGATTGGGGGATCTTGCTGGCTAGTAGAACTACGTCCAGTCTCCAAGCAAGGAAAATAGCTAGTACGCATACGCCCATCAAAATCAGGAAGGGCCATGAGGTAAGTTCCGATAGTTTTTCTAACACGTCTATCCTCTAATATGACTGAGATTAAATGCTTGTGATCATCTTTAACTTTAGATGACGTGATTAATCGTGTAAGAACTTCTTCTCCTGTTCCAGTCTTAGAACCCATTCTCTTATCAGGTTTGGGTAATTTAAGATTCTCATACAGGAGTATAGATACTTGTTTGGGAGAGGCAACATTAATATTAGTTCCTGTCATCTGGAATAATTCGTAACGTAGCCGCTCATCCCATTTGATGTATTTCTCTAGTAATTTATCTCTAACTTCAATATCCTGTCTGAATCCTACATTCTCTATGTCTCCGTAGAGACCAGGAAGCTTCATTAAGAAGTTTTCATAGAAGGGACGCATACCTAATTCGTCTAGGTCTGGGTCCATCTTCTGATCTACTTCTAAGGTAACGCAGGCATCTCGTGAACAACCAAGTAAAAGATTATCGAACGAACCTTCATACATACCTTCATCTTTGTAGAAAGGTTCTTCTGTATAAATTGATGTATTAAAGGAGAGTCTTTTGGGCAGCTCAGGATTGATAGCGAAAGCCTTGAGCATGGTATCGGAAACAAGATTTCGTATGATGAACCCCAAACGTCTAATCTTATCCCTGTCGTAGTTGAAATTCTGTCCAACAATTCCTTTATCATAAAGCAACTCCGCTAACATAATCCATACCTGAACCATATCAGCATCAGGTATAATTTCCCATAATGGTATAGTTAATCCCTCATGCGGAGTAAATGCGAGTCCCACACAGACAGGAATGCAATGTCCTCTGGCTTCAATATCGACTGACAATCTGTCATATTCTTTGTGCCTGTCAATGAAGTCCTGGAATTGAGCAGAGCTTCTACATACTGCAAGATTTCTATAGGGCAAGTTAATATCGGGAAATTCTGATTGGGCATGTGCTCTTTTAAAATCAAAGATCATTAATTGTCTATTCCAGTAACCCTTGATTTCACCTCCGGCTGTATGTAATAAATGCGCAGGATGATAAGTAGGGATTGTTTTATATCCCATACCTGTCATAATGGAACCGCGATAATTTCTAATAGATTTCTTACCTGTTAATGCCCATAAAGCTGTGCCCCCTAAAGCTAATATACAGTTTGGTTTGATTTGGTTAATCTCTTCTTGTAATTCTCTAAACTGTTCTTCTAGATCGATTCCGATGTTCTTAGCTCTGGTAGTAAAAGGTATCTTTGCATCTTTAGGTGCTGGGGGAACATAATACTTGCAAACATTAGTAAGCCAACATTCACTACGGCGCATTCCCGCGTCTTTGAGTAGTCGATCTAATTCCTGTCCTGATGGTCCTACGAATGGTTTACCTAACTCTACTTCTTTGTATGAGGGAGCCTCACCTATTATCATTAAGTTAGTAGTGAATGTTCCGGTGCCTGGGACATAGGTGTTATTCATTATTCATCTGGGGGGCAAGTTTTTCTAATCTCTTTAATTCTTCTAAAAAGTAACTTAATGCTTCATCAATAGAATTAGTCCACATTACATCATCTATTCCGTGAACTAGATATCGTCTTTGTGCCCATACGCCTTTACCATGACGCGAATAAATTTCGATATCTATTCGGAAACCATCATATCCGTTTCTATTTATATTCATTGAAAATCATCTCGTTTTCTCCGCATATATTCTTTCCAATATCTCTTCCTGTTTCTCACTCAAACGTCCATACCTATTTAATTGCTCTTGGATATTATCTATGAAGCTTATTTCCCAATTAGTTAATTCATCTGATGCTTCACTTACTATAGCATCTATCCATTCTTGCAAAGTAATCCGATCAATAGGCTGTTTAATTTCTGACATAATAAAACCATTGATGGCTGCCGCTTATCCCCCACGGCTCCACTCCCTATCTGTTTAAGGTTAGTTAATTATGATAGAGTCTCAACCACACTGAAGAATTAGGGTTCTGATAAGTTTATCCACGGCTTCTTTGGGATAAACTACCTACGATTCTTAGTGCAACCACCAATCTCTTTACTTTACTGGATTTGTAGGCTTTCGGAAACTAGATTCGTGTCTGATTCCTTCTAATCTACCCACTTTTTCTGATTCTTCTTCGAGAGTCATTGTGGTTTCCTTAATCCAACCACGAGTTACAAATATATTTACTAAATCATTTGCGATATCTGCTGATCTCATAGCTACATCGCAAGCATCCATTAATGCTATCTTTGCACGTCCTCCTGAATCTTCTCCATCTGGATAACCAGTTACTAAAGCACAATACTTTACGATTTCTAACGCTACATTTGCTTTCAAAGAAAGAATGTAGCCTCGTGATATATTTCCCATATCGCTTGAAAAGAGATCTACCATATTATTCTCCCTCTCTAGTTTTCTTGGCTTTTCTATGAGCTTTAGCTAATTTGGCTTTAGCACCAGGAAGTTGTGTCCAGTGCTTTTTCTTTCTTTTTACTGCGGCTTCTGCTAAGTCTACGTCTGCCTCATCAATACCATATTTCTTAGCAAGTCCTACAAGAATTTCAAAGTCTCTCATGAATTCAATGAGTTTCATTGTATCCCTTCTGGAGTGATTTTTATTGTATAGAGCTTCACTCATTAGCTCGTTGCATGGTTATGCTACTTCTCTGCTAGCCCTATACTTATGGTTGACCTGGTTTTTCATACGACCATCATACAGATCATTCTCTACAAATACGTCAAGTTCCTTACCAGCAGCACTAGCTAGATCGAATCTCTTTCCTGGTACTACTTCCACACCAAATGCTGATAGAAATCCAACAGCAAATCCAATAGCCTTGCTGTTAAAATTCCAATCTAGAGGAACATCAGCGAATTCTGTATCTCCATTGTCTGCATTGTGTAGAACAGTTCCCTCTACAGGGTAATTAGTTGAACCTTTGTCCTTACTCAGTTTTTCTCCTATAGATTCAATCTTTACTCTATACCATACTCCAGGAGTAAGAAGTTTACCACGTAGAATATCTCTTTGACTGAATTCAATAACAGGCATTTGTTTTGATTTCCTTTATCGTTAGTTAGTTTACAAATTAGAACTTCGTTACTGGTGCAGTATCCTCCATCTTATCTATTGCTGGTTTGATATACTTCTCATAGAGTGGTTGGTTCTTGAAGTTAATTCTACGAGGAAGTGGTAAGCAAGTCCGCGCATAATCTTCTCCAGTATGAACTGTTAATAGGCCATAGTCTCCTTCCTTATCAACATCGAAAGCTGATTTGATATCGAAATGATATATTTCATCACAGTAAGAAGCTATCTTTCCACTGATAGTTTTGCCTCCTGTAATAATAATTCTACTCTGGTGTGTTGAACCTACTTCTTCAAGACTGCGTTGTCCAACAACATGAGCAATTAGAATGATATTGACTTTGTGGTAACTTTTAATATCCTTGAGCAAAGCAATCATTTCTCTAAATGCGCTTGCTTCCGCTTTGTAATCCTCAAGGCTGTTTACAGGAATGCCACCTACTTTAGCTCCCTTACCTTCGCTTCCCTTAACCTTGATAGTCTGACTGTTTATTGTGTCTCCAGTAGAAGTAACAGAATCTACGATAACTGTTTTGTATGGGCAATTTACCTGTAGCTCCTCTAACTTCTTTTTGATAGAATCCCAATTAGTATAGTCATCAAAATGAACTTCTTTGAAGTCTACTCCCCATTCCTTACCAGGGAGAATAGTAGCTCCCATCTTTTGATCTGTGCTAATCCAATATTGCGGTGTTGGGAATGAGAGAGCCTGTGTTGACTTTCTAGTTCCTGGCTCGCCCTTAAACATAAAAAAGAAAACTTCTGGATGGACTTCTGCTAGTGTAGGCATTATGTAAACATCTGCTCTAATTTACTAACTTTCTTTTTCCTTCCTGCACAATCATCGCAGTAAGGCTTAGCTAATCTAATAGCTCTTTTATCCATTACCATGCGCTCACCACAACGATTGCACTCACATACTCTACCTTCGGCTAGGGAGCTACCTATATAATGCGCGCATCCTGCTTTCACGCACTTGAATACTATATACCCCTTTCTCCCTAATTCTTGTCTTTTATACTTATGTAGATGCTTAGCCATATTGTTACTCAAAAAAACTTCTTCTTGCTACTGTTGTTACAATGATTTTACTGATTAAGTCCGTTGGTATATTATAGTAACTATCTGGCTTTCCAAACCATAAAGATAAAAATGGCTCTTCTAAATAGAATATGCGTACACAATAGTATATTGTTGGTTGTTCACCTGTGTTTGGAATTACTACTACGTGCTTGTACTTTATCATAACTCACTCGCCAAGCTTATTAGTGCATAGGCTAATTTGAAGGCTTCATCTTTACTTATCTCAACTATTCCACGTTCTTCTGTATCACCTGATATAATAATAAACTTCTTACCACAATAATCTTCAGAATATACGCTAATGAACTCAGCTATTTTAATTTCTCTCTGATGCATAATTATATATCCCAAGGCTCCCCAACAATAAAGTTCTTCTTTAATTCTTCTTCGCGCATGTTTCTATCAGCTTCACAGATATCTTTGAACTGACACCAACCAAACTTACTATTACAATGAGTGAATCTAGGAGGATAATAACCTGTTTCTTGATAACTAACTAGAAGGTTAGCCCAATAAGGTAGTATCTCTGATTGCCATTCTAGTAATCTATCTGCTGAGTATGAAATAACTGCACGAGTGAACTTCTCTGCTGGTTTCAGAGAGATTTGAAAACCAATCTTATTGATGATAACTGTTCGTGATTCCATTAATAGGCACTGACCAATGAACTGATTATTCAATGATAATTGGCTTCTATTCTGCTGCATTGTTTTATGATCAACAGGATAGATACCATTGTTAGTATCAACTCCTAAGTCTAATTTGGCTTTCCATAGAATACGAATATCATCATCTTCGTATAAAAGCTTGCGCTTTACTTCTTCTACAAATAGAGGAACCCAACTATCTACTTGGTAAAGATCAAAGTACTGTTCACAAGTTTCTAATACCCAACGGTATCCAGTTCTTTTGGGTTTAGTTGTGCTATCTGCTGGGGTATTCTTAACTCCGGGGTATTCATTAACTTCATGTCCACAAGCAGGAATATGTCCACTAACTTGATCATGAAGGGGAACAAAGTCAGTACAATATTTACACCCCTGAATATACATGTTACCTGCTGTTAGTGCCGCACCTACAGCATTAGCATGATTAAATCCTTTGATTCTTTCTCTGTAATATACTTCTAATACTTTATGAGTTATACTTCCACACTCTATGGAATTAGACTTACCATCAATAGGCTGAAAATGATAATTAAATCTGAAATCAGCCAGACGCGCACATGACATAAGGGTAGTTAGAACTGTGGCATCTAGGACGATGTTCTTCTTTGGTTGTGCTAGGAGTTCCATTACTTCTTGTCCACCCTAGTTTTTTCTAAAATGGAGGAAATGATTCCTTCCCAAATATCATAATGAGAAACTCCAGCAGTTCCTTTGCGAGCATTGTCGAGAAATTCATGTAGGATAGTAGCTTCTCTTATAGTTAGGGTTAGTTTAATAGGTTCAGGCGTATAATCTATTCTGCTAAGTACAGAAGTAATGAGAACTTGGGCTTGAAGTTTAAGACCTGCAAATGATTCCTTCCTAATAGCTTCACCAATATTATATAAAGTGCTAGCAAGTAATTCTATCTTCTCTTCATTAGTCATGCTGTATGCTCAAATTTAGGAACTATAAAAGTTTCCTTAACTTCCTTCAATTCTCTCTGCTGTTCACTACAAAGCTTGCATCCTTCTAGTGAATCATTTCCATGTTCTTTGTATCGCTTGCATCCATTTGCACGAATTACAGGATGTAAATGTTTGAATAGCCAATCTAGTGCTTCTTCTCTTGTCATAATTGTCTTTCTAATTGGTACTGTGAAATCCTTTCGCCCTTGCTCCCAACCCTCGTGATAGCCAGCAAACCAGTACTTTGAATATGGACCTAATTCTACTCCCATACTTCCTTTTCAGTCATCTATCTCGGTCCATTTCTTCACTTTTTCAGGAGAACCCCAGCAATTTCCTGGAGTATAGTTGTATATCAAGATAATCCAGTTGTGTAATGCTTCCAAATTTTCGGTATCTGCTCTTGACACGGCTTCAAACAAATCATTCTTCAAAACTGCCTGTAAAAAATGACCTGGAAGTTTGTGCCGATTTACATATGCACGAATAGCAAGATGCATGTATTCTGGAATATCTATCTCGTCCAGTCCCTTTTCTAACTCTTTCTCTTTAAACATTATACTTCTTCCTCAAATACAATAGTCTTAACTATACGAATGATACGAAATGGATGATCATGAGACTTTCTAGTTTTTAGATAATCATATGCATTAATGAGAGTTCTTTCTTTTCTAAGAGTCTCCCATTTCTTGCCCATGAGAGTCTGGATTAGGAACCTTTTACTTGACAAGGTTATAATCCATGTTTCTTGTCATGAGTCATGTTCTTGATAATCTTGCTTAAACTAATGAAGTTTGTTCCCCTTGCTCTAGCAGTCTTACAGGTATCACATTCACAATCACAGTCAGACACCCAACATACTTTACAATCTTTATTAGGATCACGTTTCATATACTAGCCATTCTTTGTAACTTACTATATGATTTCTGTTCTAAATTCTATAAATTCATAATCCTTACTTATTAACTCTTTATCAAGTGTTTCTCTAGCTAATTTAATGCAATCTTCTAGTGAATTCTTATCTCCCTTGACCATGTCCACTCTAACTGTAATAAAACTGTTGCTTGATTTTGCTATGAATATGTATTTTTTAATCATATACTAGCCATCCTCTGTTAACCCCTCCACTCTTTACCAATCCATAAGAGTAGAATACAGATCCATGAAAATAGAGATTCTATACTGCTTTCAACATCAGCTAACTTAATTACTATAATTAGACCAATACAAATGCTTATAATACTGTGCCAAATTAATCTCCACATATCTACGGATTCCATCATATACTAGCCATCCTCTGTAACTTACTGGCTTGTCGTGCTATATTATCTGCTAACTCTGCAATGATATCACCCTGTTTCCATACAGGTGCTTCGCCTTGATTCATTGCTGCATGGAAGTTTGCCCTTTTTTCTTCGACGATACTCGCAAGGAATTCATCAACCGTTCCCGCTGCCGTGATATATGTTCCATTGACTTGGCTTGCAGTCTGCCCTATTCTAATGAAACGACCTTCCGCTTGTTCTTCATTAGCTGGATTCCATTGCCTTTCATGCATTACACAATCTGCACAAGTCTGTAGATTTAATCCTTCTCCGCTAGCTTGTGTGGATGCTATGAGAACACAGGTCTCACGCGCATTAAATTGTTCTTGAACTACAAATCTATCTTCTGAGCTTAGTGAGGCTGTGAGTTTCATTACTTCCATACCTTGCTTCTCAAACTCACTAGCCAGTAATACACCTACATCCTTATGATGGACAAATACAACTATCTTCCGTCCAGTTTCATTAATGTGATCTGTTACAAACTCTACAGTAGCAGGTATCTTAGCTAATCCAGTGATATGTCTCATTCGCGCAAGTCTAGCTAACATGCTACTTTGAGTCTCGAAACTTTCTTCTTCTCCACCGATAACCTTTTCATTATACCATTTGACAAACTCACTAACTTCTTCATTATAAGCTGCTTGTTCTACTTTATCTAGTTCAGTATAATGAATGACTCGATTTATGAGTGGAAGCTCTGCCATTACTTCTGTTCGTTCACGCCTAATAACTATATCAGATACATACTCTTTGAATTTCTCTGGTTTGCGGATTCCACCTACTTTAGTTCTTGCACCATAATTGTATGTATCTACCCATTCATCAAAGAATCCCTGATAGGAGTAGAATCTTTTGGGGTCAATCATATTCAGAACAGGATAAAACTCACTCCCTCTATTCTTCCAAGGAGTGCCAGATAGGGGAATAACATTCTCTGTTACTTCTACTAGCTGCCTAACTTCTTGTGTTCTAGCTGAATCAGGATTCTTAATCTGTTGACATTCATCCAGGATGATAGTCTTAATTCCTGCTGCTATTATCTTTTCCCTATCGAACCGACGCAGCAGATCATAAGATACTATATAGACATTTAGTCCTGGTAGTAAAGGGTCTTTACTAGTCTTGATAGCTTGGGCTATATACATTGGGCCAAGCCACCTAATAAATTCTTTGAACCATTGAAACTTGATACCAGACTTAACGATGGTTAGAACTGGAAACGCTTCTGGATGATATGCTAGATATGCTAGAACTTGGATAGTTTTACCTAATCCCATTTCATCAAATACACCTGCACCCTTATGGGTCGCAAGTGCCATTTCAATGAATCGCGCACCTTCTATCTGGAAGTCAAACAACTTGTATGCATTGCATAGAACACAGTGGTTCCTATCCCATTCATGATCACATCCACTATCCTGATGATCATAAGTAGTGAACAAATGGAATGGCGTATCTTTTGGAATGACAACTGTAATGATATGGAAACAGTCTAGTGTGATTAGTTTGACTGTCTCACCTTTATCATTTTTAGTTTCGAGAGTGAATCTCTCTTTAGCTACTTTGCCACATTCAGGACACTTTTCCTGTAATCTTGTGACTCTGCGTTTGGATGATTCTGGGGGTGCGGTTATCATTTATTCATCCAACGCGCGTAGAAGGGGTAGACACTCCCACTCGACAATGTCTTCTATGACTGTCTCTGTTTCGCTTGTCTGGACAGGGCGCGTGACTTCCTGCTGACCGACGACGTGGCGTGTGCAAACGGTTTCACGGGACACATACACATCCAATGTCACGCTGCCAAAGTTGCGAGTCAGATAAAAGTACGACCCACTGCCGTTCTTCTTGGCATTCCCTAACTGTTTCGCACAGTCCAAGAGTTCCGCCTTTGTGTCAAGCAGAATTGTCAGAGATGGGACGCACGGTTCTGGAAAATCTGGACGTGCATCATAGAACTCCGCCAATGACCGCAGTCCGTTCGTGAAGTCGCTCATGACTCATCCTCCTGTGAGGTTTCAACTGCCATTTGGTGATTCACCCTTCAACCTCTTTAACTCCTCCGCTGCTTGAACAGGAGTAAGGTTCTTAGCTACACATAACATCTGTAATGTAAACTCACTTACATCTAGTTCATTTGCAACCCGTCTCAATTCTTTCTTGTCAAATAACTTAGGCTTAGGTGTCTTTGGCTTACGCTTTGGTTTAGATGGCGCCACAGGCTTATAATTGATGTCACTAAGTCTAAGTTCTTCTCTTTTATCTTCTCTGATCTTGTTAGCTAGATCATTTAAGTATTGCTGGATACTCCTTTGTTCACTAGTAATGCCGATCTTCTGTTCATCTAATTCAAATAGAACTGATCTAAGATGAAGAAATCTATCTTTTAATTTTTTGGCTAATTCATAATGTTTATCAGTTACATTATCATCAGCTTCAATAGATTGCTTCATATCTATGATAGAAACGGTATTAGCATTGAATAAGTCTGCTCTTACTTGAATAGTTTGGTCTATTTCTAATTGTTCGACTAGCTCATCACTTATAGGCTCTCCTCTATATTGGTCTATAACAGCCTGATTAACTCTTTCAAGTGAAGCAGTATTAGCTTCTGCTACTCTATCATCTGCTGTAGCTTCTAACTCTTTCTCTAATTCATCTTCTTTATCCATGCAATCAGGACACATCTTGAGAAGAGGATCTACAGAGACAACTAACTGTTCGCATCCTTCGCAGATTTCAGGCATTAGCGTGGGTTTTAATTTTTCTTTCTAGATTATTTATCCAAGTTAGACAATCATCACAGTAACCGCATTTTGGATCGGCTATGGCTCCGCATTTGCACATTATAGGCTTCATCTATCCCCCTTTCAGATGATATTACTCCGGTGCCAATAAACTCATGACAATGATAACTTCTAGAAACAATACTAGGATTAGAATACTACCTCCTAATATCTCTAATTTCTCTTTGAATGCCATTCTTCTCCAATACTTATACTGGTAGTATAATTGGTTCATATACCCAGCAGGGATTTGCCAGTTTATGAGTCCCTAGAATATGTTTTACCAATTCAACTTTACTACCATCTTGGGCAGTCCATGAAATCTTCCAGATAGTAGAATCTTCTTTAGCTTTAGTAAAGGCTAGAGATATAGAGCTATGCATGAGTAAACCAGTTTCTTCGGACCTAGTTTGGACTTCCATAATTACCCCTCAGACTGAATCGGATTAACTTCTCTGTAACTAGCAGCAAACTCATATATCTCACGCGGTTTCAAGTCAGGCTGTTCACGTTTAATACGCGCAACTAAATTCATATCAGTTCCACATATCACAATCGAGAGCGCATCGGGGTTATCACTAATTGGATTACGCTTATCTCCCCAATTAATAACTTTCTTCTTTACGCCAAATCCGTATTGCTTAATTGGAACTGTGCTACGCTTGCAGATATCACAAGCACCGATTACGGTTCCCGCATCATTTAGTGAAGCCTGAGAGATATTTGATAAACTTTGTGTTAGTGTTTCCATATTCATTCAGATTGAAAAAAGGCCCAACCATCTACGTCTAGATGTGTTAGGAACTGGCGATATTGGCACATAGTCGATTTACACATATGCCCCGCACCAACGTCTGGACCTAATAAATATCTTTGGCATAACTATTCAAATATTTGAGACTCGAACCCATTCAGTTACCGACCCCGAGCCAACCCAAACCCAGGCCGAACACTCTTCGATTACTGGCCGAACCTGAATCGCAACTGCCTTAGAATCAATCACTTAGCTGTTAGACTCCCTCTGTCCCCTATACTCTACCACACTCTCGGACCCTTGTCAATGTCCTTAATAGTGGACACTATAGGGGGGTAGTTCTATATAGTATATATTATATATATATATAAAACAAGGCACTACACCGGACAGGGGCACCGCGTGATGGGTAAGGGTGCCGGTTAGAAGTGGGTAGAGGGGGAGGGTGGGAGCTAACTGACTCAAACCAACCGAGTTACGGGCTACTCAACGTAAAGTAATTGGTTTGGGAACGGCTAGTAAACGGGGTGGGTGCCTGTAGTAACCGACTTGGTAACTGATTACAGATTTTTCTTACTCTATAGTTCATTGAATCTCGTATTCTTTTACAGCTCTCCAGTCACACTCGTTTGTCTCAAAGGTGAGATATTCGGGATGATTGCCTTGGCACCATCCACCGTCAAAGTTAGCTTCTTGAGAATGCATGTCAGCGATAGCCTTTTCGAGAGTATTAAAGACTCCACCGATATGACTGCCATATCCTAATTCGCCGCCGAGCGAGATGTAGACTTTCATGGTATTGGAGTCTCCTGATTGGGTTAGGATAGTGCCTGTAGCTTGTTAGGATCGGCTGTGAGCGGTCTTAGTGATAGCTGGCGCGGTTCAGGTCAATCCGGGCTGTTGGAGGTGCTTAGATGGGCTGCTGTGGACACCTTTGCTTTACTTTCGCCTTTTGGAATAAATTCACTATTCTATGTTCTGTCACGTTCCCATGATTGAGTGCTTACAAGAACTTCTCTCACGAAGCAAAAAGCGAATAGCCTAGAAACTCTAGAATCTCTAGGCTATTCTAACTCAGTAGCCTTTAAGTATGGTTTGATACCTGAGCTACGTATCTCCCCGTCTTAGCTCTGGGCGTTTACAGAGCCAGACTATTGTTTACGCCGCAGGCACAGCCTTCCTAGCAGCTAGCAAAGCATCGATCTGTTCTCTAGCCACCTTTTCTGGAATCTCCATTCTGATATAGTCACGAATCATACGAGCCCTAATATCATCTTGCGAAACTTCCGACGGACGATAAGGAGCCAATGCATTCTGATAAGCGTTGCTACGTGCAGTCTGTCTCAGCTTATCATTGACTAGTTTTACTAGTCCCCATTCACGATCCTTTAGAGCCTGCACCGCTTCCTTCTCATCATCGCACTGTTGAAACGCGAATGATCCTTTCTTTTCTTCTCCCGCTTCTGTATGTCCCTCTGGAACGTCAAACTTGAAGTGTCCTTCACCTACTTGCATGATTATTTCCTTTGGTTAAGGTTGATGTTCAATTGTCAAACAGCCTGACGCCAAGTTTATTACGCTTTGTAGAGTTTTGCGAATCCATCACAGAACAATACTAAGTATCCTTTCTTCTCTGCGCTCTGTGCGAAACTTCTCACATTGATCCCGTTTCCGTAAGTGATTACGCCGACCTGTTTCATCTTCTCTGTGATTTCCCGCATTTTTCCCCCAATCACTCAGCCTTGCGTAAGCTCTCAATAGCCTCTCTAGCCCTACTTTCAGGTATCCCAAGCCTTACAAAATCCCGAAGCATTCTATGCTCGATTCGACTCCTCACCCAAGGCCGGTTGTATTGTGGCTCGTCCACCAGCCTTTTAATCCAGTTTCGTAAAGTAACTAGCATTTCGCGTGTTTCACCTCTATTTTACAGTGGCTTGGATTAAGGTAAAGATTCCCATCCATAATTCCCTCAACGGCTTCTCCAATTCCAATTGTGGTCAGTATGACTGTTTCCCCTTTCTTGAAGAGTTGGTCGCATTTCGGGCATTTGTCGCCTTGAAGCGTGGCTAGGAGCATTTTTCCTTCCCGATTCTTGATTAGAGAGGCCGAGTGATCCATATTGTTCTCATTCTACAATCTAGTCTATCACAACTCCGGGGACTTGTCAAGTCTTTTTTGGAAGCCTCAAGACCTCGATTTCTGCCTTGTATTCGCTACTCGAAAGAAATGCAAAGTCGCATGGGTCATTAGTCTCGATAGTGATAATGTTATCTCCAGGGTTTGTCCTGATTGATATTTCTATTCCCATCTTTAGGACGGGATTAGTTTCCACGTCGTTCTTACGGTTAGCTGCCTTGAAGTTGAATCCCATGGTGTTACCTCCTATAGTGAATCAGTCTATCACAAATCGGATCGGTTGTCAAGGTAAAAATGGATCTGATTCACCACCACGTAAAACAGGGACCGATTCTCCCCATGCCAAGTAACTGTCTTGTATTCGACTAGATATTTGTCCATTCCATTGAGAGTCGCGCACCACACTTTTGCATCCCGGAGACTGTGGCAGGTTTTCACTACATCTCCAATGTCCATAGTTTCCTCCTGACAATTTTTGTCAGTTTCAGAATCCACATGCCTTGGTGAATTTGTCACGGTTGAAATGTGGATTATCTGCTTTGAATACATCAGCAATCCTTTTGTGTAGACTATAGATTGCGCGGTTCCTTATTTCATCATGGGGGTAACAGGATACCTCAAGATATCTGCTGTCCCACTCAGCCTTGATACACGCTGCGATGGCGATGTAATCTTTCTTTGTCATTCCTTTACCTCATTCTGGGATATATCAGAATAGCGATACCAGACAGTGTTATCTTCCATTCTGACCATACTACATGCAGATCCCATGCCACCATAGAAACCCAATGTTTATGGGATGTCAATACATTGGCGATCCAATCCATTGATATGACTCTATATGACATGTCTCTTAACCTATTGATACGTAATGAGTTATGTGATCCAATCATATGATGCGTGGTTCATTTGATTGGATGATACATGGTCTAGCGAATGACCCCCATACACCCCCTGAAAGAGTCTCATAACAGGAGATCCGGCGGGGAACATTGACCACACCCTATTTTTACTACCCCATGAAAGACTATTACTATGTTTATCTATAGAATAGAGTCTCATAATCTCTATGAGATTAATGATAAGGAATGATAAGTAATATATAATTAATAATGGAAAGTGTCACTTACGCCGTTTCTTCTCTTGACAAACCGGAAAGACTGTGTTATAATGGGTTTGGCGGCGGTCTGCGCCCATTTAGGTCATCCGGCCGAATTTTCAATTCTCTGATTCAATGGTTGGGGTATACTATTATGACATTGTTAGGGATTCAGGCTCGATTCAAGGGGTTGTGGCACATTGCTCGACGACACGATGTTCATTGGAGAATCAATGCTGATGAAGTATGTTCGGGAGATATTACCTGTAAAACATGTAATCTTATCATTTGGTGTCGAGGAGTAGATTAGACTGGTAACGAATCATGGCTCTAGGTATAGTTTCAAATGAAGAGTTAGAAGAAGAACTAGCTCGAATGAATGGTGATGAGTCTAGAGCCGAGATAGTAGATCTACCAGGTAAAGGACGCGGATCTAAGACTAATACTCCTAATTCCTTGCGTAAAGTTATCGGTGACGAAGCATTAGAAAGTAATAACTCCGAAGCTAAAGATTTAGTTAAAGCTATTGGTGGAGAGATTAGTGATAGTTCAATATCAGCATATAAGCAAGGCGCGACTTCTACAGCTACTTATAATGAGCGTGATGAAGGATTAGCAGTCCATGTAGATGAAACGCGCGTTCGCATAGCAAGTAAAGCTAGGGAGAAGCTCCTCTCCGCACTAGATCATATTACAGAAGAAAAACTAGGCAACGCTAAACTCCGAGAAGCTTCTGGAGTAGCTAGAGATATGTCTGGGATCGTTAAGGATATGGAGCCTCCTAGTGAAAGAGGGACTGAGAGTGGAGTTAAATTCGTATTTTTCACACCGCCTATGCGTAAGGAAGAGAGTTTCGAGATTATTGATGTGGTTGAATAGGAGATGAAATAATGTCAGTAGGAAACATGGTTCTTACCTCAGCAGATATTGGTCCTGGTAATTCTGTTGCTTCTCTAAGTCTTAATGGAGTTAGAGAGCTTCGTTATAATTTCCCTGATGATAGATTACAGATTATTTTAGCAAATGGTAAGACTAGAGACTTTGACTATTCTACTATAGCTACAATCACGCATGTCATCTCTTCTGGTGTGGCTACTGTTACTTTTGCTAAGTAATTATTTATGAATAAGAAATTTGAATCAATTCCAGAGATTGATAGACTAATAAGAGTATTAGAGATGATGATAATTAATTTTGGATTATCAGGGGGTCCAAAATTAGATGATTCTAGTGCAAGTAGATTAGACATAATTAGTCTACTTGAAGTATTATGTGAATCAAGGCGGTTTATCTTAGATAAGCAAGGAGAATAGACTAATGGGTGCATCATCAGGTTCCGCAACAGTCACAGCTCCAGTAGGTGCGGGTTTAACTGCAACTGCTATAATTCTTTCTAATATCAGGAGGATTGAATTTGATATTCTGAAAGAAATGCTATATGTAACTCAATCAGATGGTAGAGTAGTTGAATTCGCGTATGATACTATCGCTACAGTTACATATACTATTGCAGGTCAGGTAGCTACTATTACAGTTTCTACGTAATGGCTATTGAAGTCATCATCGGGATGGAAGTTGGTGATCTGAGCGAGTTCAACGCTACGGCCGGTACGATTGCCATTGAGACTACGACTATTAACACTGGCGCATATAGCGTCCGTGTGAATCCGACGACAACAGGTATTGGGTCCGTACGAGCAGATCCAGGTACACAAGCTAAGTGGTCAGCCGTCAGATTCTATTTTCGTGCCGCTACACTACCCTCGGCTGACAGTGAGGAGATATTTGCATCCTCAAATCTCAGATTGCGTGTGCATTCTGACGGAACGATTCAGTTTTTCAATACCACGACTGCGCTAGGGACTGCCGGGGGATCGATTTCTACAGGGATATGGTATCTCATAGATATAGTAGCAGGATTTGACACAAGTGGGTCTAACGACGAGGCCGAGGCGTTTATTGATGGCGTCTCCGCGACTTCGTTTAGTGGGGTTGACGTTATTCCTGGAAATCTCCTTAATTTTTTCTTTGGTAAGGCTGCTGACCGTAATGGTGAAACGGTAGACTTTTTCTACGATGACATCCGAATTGATACAGAAGCGGCTGATCCTGGTCCTATCGGTGCAGGTCAGATTATTGCTCGTTCACCTATCACTGGCGGAACACCTACTTATGATGCTTGGACTAAATCGAGCGGATCTGATGCCGGGGCATTGTGGAATGATACTCCCGCCGTTATCACGGACAACTGTGAATCGGCTGGTGGCACCACGGCACAAACGGCAGACATCGCTGATTTTAGTGCTACACAATCAGGACATGGTAGTGAAACCATTGCATCAGGAGACACTATAAATGGTGTGGTTGCTAAGGTCTTTGCTGATAGAGGTGGTGGTGCAGGTGGCTTGACAATGATAGTTCGTCTTCGTCTTAATGGTGTTGATGATGATCTAGACATAGGTGTCCTAGTAACGGCAGACCGTATATATCAGGGAAATATTATCTCATCCACACCGGCTAATATTGATATTGCACAAGCAGGTGGAGTGCGACAGGGCGGAGGAGGCCAAGAAGCTACTATTTTTGATGAATGGGTCATGGTAGATTATACTCCTTTTGCTGGACCATTTGATCAGCCCTACCAGCCCTGGATGCAAAGAGCCCCAATTTTAGCCCAGTAGTATAATGTCAATAATCTTACCCTATATGGTTCGCTCAGGTGAACAGCAACATATTACGGAATCCTACGTTTCAGTACCACCTGCGCTTACGATTACTGATGAGACTGGTGCAATATGGACACTTGGCTTTAGGCCGGGGGAGGCTCCACGCGGAGAATTTGCATTTAATGTCTTACGTAATGGAATTGAGATTGGTGAAATAGCTAGTAGAATAGAACGTATAAAAGGAAGGATACGAATTTTTACAAGACAAGGGTGGAAGTGGATGCGGACATACGTTCCATCCCCATTTATAACTCAGTAACATAAAGGAGTAGTAATTATGGCACGTCAATTTGCTGTTTCAGATGCAGGGGTCACTATCGAGAGTGGGGATATAACTCTGGTCTTTATTAACAATGACGCAGCCCCGGCACAAACGTTAGAATTCCTGCGTGCGTGGGTAGGTCAGAGTGCTAATGCTACATCTGCACAACAACGTGTAGAGTTGGCGACACAGGTAACTGCATTTCCCACGTTAACATCTGCTACGCCACAAGCGTTGAACTTTGGAGAAGCTGTTTCAAATATTGTAGGTGGCACAGCAGGTGCAGCGGGAACAGCAGGAACAGATGCATCAGCAGAAGGTGGTGGATCTGTTGTTAGTATGTGGGAAGATGCTTTTAATGTATTAAATGGATGGCTGTGGGTTCCTACACCTAATGAGGTTATAAGAATCCGGGCTGGAGAGTCATCTGGTTTCGGACTACGTATGCCTGTTGCAGCAGGAACATTGACAAATTGGGCCTTTGGACTAGTTTTCGGCGAAGTATAAAGTTAGTAGGCGATTAGATTGTGAAGTATATTTATCGTCCACCTCCCCCTCCGTTTATTGGTGGAAGTGGACCGCTTTTACCTCGTCGTTTACCGCCATCTGAATTGGCTGTACCTGTAAACGATCCACCATTCTCTCGTCTACGTGGTATTGCTACTCTTGCAGTTATAATCGGAATATGGCAGCCCTCACTTTTGGGTTTGCCACAGAGTACTCGTTTCGTAGTTCAGCCAGGTCCAGTAGTTGCCGATAATCCTCCATTCACATCACGTACAGTACTTCCTACTATTCTAGCAACGTGGGAACCTCCACCTCCTAAACCACAGGTTACAAAGAAGCTTCCACCTTCGGTTATTGCAGTTCCAGAGAATAATCCACCATTTAGTTCACGCACGAATCTACCAACGATTCTCGCGTCTTGGCAACCAAGGGTACCATACAGTATTCGGCAGAGACATCTAGTTCCTATAGAAGTAGCTGTAGTAAATGATCCTCCATTTGGTCAACGTATATGGTTATCAACTATATTGCGTGCATGGGAACCTGCACCACCTCTACCCTGGCTAGTTAGTTACTTTACAGAGGAGGGTGTCGCACCAGTTGGACAGAATGTGCCAGGAACCAGATATAGAAGGCGACATAGAAGTAGGACTATCTACTCATGAGTGTTAGAGATTATACTCTCACGTTAGATGGAACAGTTCAGAACTTGAATTCTGTTCTACCTGCTGGTGAAGGTGATCTTCTCAAGTATGTAGCATTATCAGCTCATACAACTAACTTTAATTTAATCTTTGTTGGTAGTACAGAGAGAGGAACTGAAGGAGCATTGAGTAGTACTAAATATGGATGGCGTATTGAGATACCTGTAAGTGGTATTCCAACCGCGCCAGATATTATTGAATTGGGACAGAATGGTTTTAGTCTTGCTGAACTATCAGTAATTGGAACTAATCCAGAGATACTTCATATCTTGGCTGTAAGATGAGCGTAAAATTCGGTCCTAGAATTCAACCGGCGTTTGTTGTAAAGACTGATAGTAAAGATGCTATACTATTTCTTGAATATCTCAAAGAACAGAGAGAATCAGAAGATATAAGATATGAGGCTCATATTCAATTCATAGAAAAGCTCGTTAAAAGTTTTAAAGAAGAAGCAGGAATACGTATAGTTTCGGAACATAGACGAGATTATGAACAAAAAGCTGAATATACAAAAGGAATCAAGTCTATTATAGATAATTTTCAAACTGAATCAAGAGTGCGTCAAGGTGAAATGATCGCGCATCTTGGTACAAATACAAAAGTTATTAATGATAATTCAAAAGCTTTAGTAACGATGAGTGAGACTGTAAAATCTTTAGAAGAAGCTAAAGATGATTTAACGATGGTTGTTGAAAGTAATACAAAAGCTCTAGATATAGTAGTACAAATTTTCGAGCAAAAGAAACGAATCCAATTTGTTCTTGCTCCACTTGCCATAGTAATAGGAGTTATCTTGGGATTTTTGGTAGCAGTAATAGCACTAAAGGGATGGCAATGATTAATACTTCCACAGGCCAATCAATCAGCCCTGCCAGCGCAGAAATTAATGATGCTACAGCAGGAGCAAATACCATTGTAACTATTACATTGGCAGCACTTGATGGTCATAGACGCATCGCGCATCATATTCAGTGGTCATATAGTGCTGCACCTACTGGTGGTAGACTATTCGTTGAAGATGGTGTAGGCACCACTATACTAGACGTGGATATCATAGCAGGTGGTCAAGGTAGTATGGATCTGTTTCTACCAGGTAGTATAAATACTGCTCTAGTATTCAATTTGGCCGCTGGTAGTGGAGCAATAGTCGGTAAATTAAATTGCCAAACGACTAGGTATTCAGAGTAATGACAACACTAAATAATGGAATGCCTTTATGGATGAAGTTTATCTCCGCTGTAGGAGTTCCAAGTGCAGGACTTATCTATCTAGTATATTTCTTATCTACTAGTCTCATGGGAACTATTAATAGCCATAATGACGATCATGAACATGAAATGGACACATTAATGGTTATCATGAGGCAAGTTTGTGTTAATACTGCTGAAACTTCAGAAATAATAGGGAGAAAATAAGGTGCTATGAACAGAACTGATTGGTTATGGTTAGCTATAGGGTTTTCGATAGGTCTGGGTGTGGCTACCTTCGTTGTGATCATTTTCAGTTGAGGTTCAAATGAGGGAGTTAATAATCACAGTATCATTACTCTCATTGGGTGGAGGGCTCTTTTATTTAGTAGGGTTCTTTGGATTGTTATAATATGTCTAAGCCAGAATATATAGTAGAGATTCTTATTTGTAATTACGAAGATGATCAGAATTGGAAGGCAAATGGAAGGGTGTTATCTAGTTTCTATACTAAAGAAGAAGCAGATGAACTTGCTGATCGTCTTGTCATTGAAGCTAGTAATATTTTAGTAGAGAAATATGGCAACACGCACAAATGACAACGAATGGAAACCTACTCCTAAACAGAGTTTATTTCTATCCATACCAAACTCTATTAAGGAAGCTTTCTATGCTGGTGCTCTTGGAGCAGGTAAAACAGACGTTCTATTAGTATGTCCGATACTAAATAAATGGCATGAGGACAGAGATTTTAAAGGTATATTCTTACGGCGAACATTTCCAGAGTTGAAGAATGAGGTTATACCTAGATCCAAGAAATTATTTCCCCTAGTTGGTGGTAAGTATAATACTACTGATAAGATTTGGGACTTTTCTAGGGCATCGGGATTAAATAGATCGAAGAGTCCACAGGGAGCAGGAGCACTATTCTTTTTCGCGCATTGTGAGAATGAAGATGATGTCCACATGTATGATTCTATGCAGCCTAATTACGCTGCATTTGACGAATTAACATCGTTTACTGAATGGCAGTATCTTTACATAGTATTAGAGAGGGTTAGAAAAAAGAAGTATTCCAATCTGCCAATGATTTCCAGGAGTGCTTCTAATCCTGGTAATACTGGACATAATTGGGTTAGAAAACGCTTCATCGACCCTCACCCTGAAGGTGGAGTAAGATTAAGGGGTCCATCTGGTATTCAGAGAATATTTATTCCAGCGAATATTTATGATAATCCTCATATAGATCCTGAATATATAAAATCATTGGAGGCTCTACCTGAAGCAGAGAAACAAGCTAAACTCTATGGACGTTGGGATGCATATGAAGGATCAGTCTTTGAGGAATTTAGAGATAAACATTATCCAGATGAGCCAGATAATGCTTTGCATGTTATTGACTCATTTGATATTCCAGATTGGTGGCCTCGTATTGTTGTAGGAGATTGGGGTTATGCAGCTATGACATGGATAGGTCATGCTGCGATATCTCCTGAAAGAAGAGTTATTCTTTATAGGGAACAGACTTTTGGTGATGGAAAAAGTAAGAGAGTTAAAATTGAAGAATGGGCACCTTATGTTAAGCAATATATAGATAAGGAGCATCCCAGGGTTGTTAAATTCTGTAAGAGTGCTGGACAAGATAGAGGACAGGAATTAACGATTCAACAACAATTATCAAATGCATTAGGTGTTCCTATTGAGCTAACTAGTAATTCACCTGGATCGCGTGTTGCGGGCAAAGCTTTATTACATGAATATCTTAGATGGAGGCCAAAGCATATTCCTGAAGTTGATGTTGGAACTTATGATGACGAATATGCCATGTGGATTCTCCGTAATCGTCCACCAAGAGAATATAAGGCTTATATAGCTACATTTAATGAATCTGAACCTGAGAAGAATTTACCTAAGCTGCTTATATTCAAAGATTGTAATGAGGAAAAAGATAAGCCTGAAGTTGTCAATGCTATTAAGGCATGTGTGTATGACAAGGTTAAGGTTGAAGATGTTGCAGAATTCAATGGTGATGATCCTTACGATGGAATTCGATACCTTATAGATAGTGTTGAAAGATACTTTGATGAAGCTAAGGAAGAATTTACTAAAGTTCAGAAGCAAGAAGAGTTAGTCCAAACTTTGGAAAAGAATAGTGACTGGACGGCTTTCTACAGAGAAATGCGTAAGACAGAATCTGGTGAGAATGCTATTCGGCCTGTAAGTAGGTATCATCATGGAGCTAGGTGATTTATGTTTCATTGGTTACATAGAATTCTTCGGCCTCACTGCGATCGCTGTCTAGAAGAGAAGCGTGAGAAGGATAAGTGTTCTACTTGTGAAGTTTTACAGAGTCAGTTAGAATTAGCTAATTCTGAAAAGAAACTTCTCCTCACTACTATTAAGGAGATGAATAGTCCTACTCCCATAGTCAGACCAGAAATTCCTGCTGATATTAAGCCTATTATCACTAATGTTTCTTGGCAGATAAGAAAGAGAGAATTAGAAGCTGAAAGTAGGGAGGAAGCTAGATTGCTTAGAGCTAAAGCTAAGGAGTTGGGTGGGAAAGATGATGGAGAAGTATCTAAATTAGAAAAAGAATTAGGGGTTGCTGATGGGTCAAAGTGATAGAGCTGAAGATTTTATCCGGGCAGGGGGGCCTAGTTTCACCAGTATTAGAGATCCTGTTTTTGCGAAATGGCTTGCAAATATAGGTGGTGGGGCTATACCGGGTGGTAGGACTGCGCAGTCAATAAGTGGAGGAGCCCCTCGTAGTAAGACTTCACAAGTACAAGATTTAGCTAGCAGAGGTTCTGGTAAAGCTCGTAAAGGTCAAGGTGGGGGAACTGGTAGGACCGATTTTCAGGGAACTAAGCGTTCTCCCACTTTTAGAATCGGTGGTTCACCAGGTTTATCACCTAATCGTTATGGTGGTGGGGTTGGATAATGCCAGCAGAATCAGGTAAACAGTATCGTTTTATGCAATTGATGGTGCATGGTAAAAAGAAGAAAGGTAAGGGTGTTGGTCCATCTCCAGAAGTAGCTAAGGAGATGATAGAAAAGACTCCAGCACATAAACGATCTAAATGGTCTAAGAAGTCTCATAATCCTGGTTACTAAAATGAAACATGCTATTTTACGAGTTAGTTCCTACATACTTCTAGAGCTATGTAAGAATGGTGCAGAGAAAACCAGAATAGTTAAAAATGAATTGCCTCAAGATGCCAAGTTCATTAGAGCAGGACATGACCAATCTGGTGACATGTTTTTGGTAATTGAATCAGAGTCATTTAGGGAACTGAAAGATGGAGATGAGATTCCTATTTTAGAAAATCCTCTCTTCGAGCGTGTTTACTGATGCCTCATAAAGTAGACGAAGAAATTCGTATTGATTTGAAGGCAGTTGTTGATCACTTTGATCAAGAGGATAGGGCTGTCCGTGATAGACAGATACGTCTCTGGCGTCGATTAAAGTTATATTGGGATGGTTTTGATAATGTATGGTGGAGTGAAGTCGCGCATGATTGGCGAATATTTGATAATGTTAATACAGAGGGTGAATACAATAATGATTACTATGATAAACCAGTAAATGTATTCCGCGCGTATCTAGAGTCTATTATTGCTGCGCTTTCAATTATTATTCCACCAATAAAGTGTATTCCTGATGATGCCAAGAATCCCAATGACTTGTCTACAGCTAAAGCAGGGGATAGAATTGCAGAACTCGTTTATAAGCATAATGATGTTTCTCTACTTTGGCTTCATGCTCTTTATGTATACGTTACCGAAGGTTTAATTGCTTGTTATAATTATACTAAGAAAGATGAAGAGTTTGGAACATATAAGAAGCATAATTATGAGGAAGTAGATGAGGAACATTATAACTGCCCTACCTGTAATTTAGAACTAGATGAACTCTTCGCTGGTATTAATCCAGACGAATATGATCCACAGCCCTTAAATTGCCCTGGATGTGAAAATGAAATAGATCCTTCATTACAGAAAACCCCACTAACTGTTACAAGACTTGCTGGCATAATAGATGAGCCTAAATCTCGCCAAATAATGGAAGTATATGGCGGGCTATATGTGAAGGTTCCTAACTATGCTATAACACAAAAACAGTGCCCCTATCTATTCTTTTCATATGAGGAACATTACTCCATCGTAATGCAGAGATTTCCTGATCTGAGAGAGGGTTGGGATTGGCAGTCCAAAACAGGTTATGATGCTGGTGGAATATATGATCCTTATGAAAGATGGGGAAGGTTAAATCCTCAATATCAGAATGAGTATCCCACTGAAGTAACTACTGTTAGATGTTGTTGGTTACGTCCTGCTTCCTTCAATGTTCTGGATGAAGAAAAAGCAGATAGACTGAAAAAAGAATTTCCTAATGGTGCAAGGATAATACTAGCTAATGAAGAGATTGCAGAAGATCCAGTCGGTGAGTGTCTTGACGATCATTGGACTCTTACGAAGAATCCTCTTTCGGATCATTTGCATCATGATCCGCTTGGCCTCTTGCTCACGTCTATCCAAGATATTACCAATGAGTTGGTATCGCTTGTCTTACAAACTATCGAGCATGGTATATCTCAAACTTTTGCAGATCCCTCGGTCCTAAACTTCGATCAATACAGACAGACTGAAGTATCACCCGGTTCTATATATCCTGTAAGACCCCAAGGTGGAAAGAATGTTGGTGAAGCATTTTTTGAGACTAAAACAGCTACTCTATCACGAGAAGTAATGCCCTTTGGTAGAGAAATACAGAACTATGGTCAGTTAGTTTCAGGTGCGCTTCCAAGTTTATTTGGTGGTTCAATGCCGGGTAGTGGTGAAACTGCCGCACAATATTCAATGAGTCGCGCACAGGCTCAACAGAGATTAGGCACTACCTGGAAGATGTTGATTATTTGGTGGAAAACAATATTCAGTAAAGTTATACCTGCTTATATAAAGAGTGTTGAGGAGGATGAAGTATTTGTTAAAGAAAATTCAGTAGGTAATTTTATAAACGTAGTTATTCGTAAGGCAGAATTACAGGGTAAGATAGGTAGAATTGAATTAGAAGCCGATGAAAATCTACCTACTACATGGACGCAGATGAAGGACGTTATAATGCGTCTTATGGAACTTAATAATCCTACAATTCTAGAAGCTTTAACTTCTCCTGAGAATTTACCCTTTATTTCTCAAGCTATTGGGTTAAATCAATTCGTCATTCCAGGTGAGGCAGATAGATTAAAGCAGTATGAAGAAATCAATCTGCTAATTAATTCAGAACCACTACCTACTGAGATTCCTGATCCGGTAACTGGACAGGCTATACCTATAGAAATTCCATCTGTTGAGATTGATCCAGATGTGGATAATAATGCCGTTCAAGCAGAAATTTGTAGATCGTGGTTAATTTCTGAGGAGGGACAATTAGCTAAGCAAGAAAGTCCTTTGGGATATAAGAATGTTCTGTTACACATGAAAATGCATATGCAAATTGTAATACAACAACAAATGGCGCAACTCCCACAACCTGGAAGTGAAGGGGCGCCCACAGAGGAGACAGTATAATGGCAGAAGAATTATCGTCTGGTACTATTCAAGATGGAGAACTTACTAAAGATCAGATTCTCGATCTTTTAGGAGATGATGATCCTGGTAAGGAAGATGAGGAAAAGGAAGTAGAGAAAGAGGAGGAAAAGAAGGAGGAAAAAGAAGTAAAGGAAGAGAAAGATGAAGAGAAGGATGAGAAAGAAATTGAGTTAAAGGATGAGGAGGATGATGAGGATAAGGAGCCAAAAGATGATGATCTCATCACTCCTGTTAGGCGACAAGAAATATTAGCTAAGTATCCTAAAGTATTTAAAGATTTTCCTTATCTTGAAAAGGCATTTTATAGGGATAAAGATTATACAGAATTATTTGGAACGGTAGATGATGCAAAAGAAGCTTCTGAGAAGGCAGGAACATTAGATAATTATGAGCAGGAGTTAATGGATGGTAGTACAGTATCCATTCTTACTGCTGTTAAAGAAAGTGATCCAGAAGCTTTCAATAAAATTGCGGACACCTATCTTGAAACTTTAAGTAGGATTGACACTAAAGCCTACCAGCATGTTGTTAGTGGGATGGTCAACAAGCTCATTACGGGTATGGCAGGTGAAGCCAAAAGAGTTGATAACAAGCAACTACAAGCTGCGGCTCAATTAGTCAATCAATTTGTGTTTGGAACTTCTGATTTCAAGGCTACAGAACGACTAACTAGAGATCCTGATGAGGGAGATAGTAAGTTAGCTAGAGAAAGAAGAGAGTTTAATGCACAAAGATTTGAAACTGTTCGTGATGATTTGTCAACTCGAATAGGTAATCAACTAAAGTCCACTATTTCGGGATATATTGATCCCAAAGAGGTAATGACTTCTTATGTGAGGAGAAATGCTATCAGGGATTCAATGGAACAGGTAGAAAGTGCAATCGATCAAGATGATAGGTTTGGTAAGATTCTTGATGGATTATGGAAAAAAGCTGCTGCGGCTAATTATTCTCCAGCCACAGTAAGTAAGATTCGTTCAACATACTTGTCTAAAGCTAAGACTCTATTACCATCTGTGATTAGAAAATCCCGAGACGAAGCCCTAAAGGGATTGGGGAAAAGATCAAGTGGTGATAAATCTCGAAGCTCAGAAACTGGGGAGAGACGGCTCCCAGGCGATAGACCGTCCACAAAAGGAAACTCAAAAGATGGAAGGGGAATGTCAACCTTAGACTTTTTTAATGAATAGGATCTAAATTGGCTGCATTAACAGAAGCACAAGTAGAAGCTTTGGAATTAGAAAGAGTTATTCCAAAGATTCGTGTAGTGTTTGAGAGGGACGATAAGTTCTACTCAAGCATTAAGAAAAGGGACGTGCAACGTATCTCTAATAGACAAATGCGCGTTCCTCTTGAGCTACGTCCGGGTGGAAGCTTTCAGTATTTTAATGCTGACGGTGGAGACTTAGGACGTGGTGGAGCGCAGCAATTCGACAAAGCTGTGCTTACTTCTGTATTCGTGTCAGAAAACATTGAGTATACGAAGTTAGCACAGTGGTCAACTGATGATGCTCGTAAGGCTGTCGTCAGTACTGTCCGTCGATTGACTGCTACTGCATTAGATGAGCTAAGGCGTCAGCTCGATTCTCAGATGATGCAAGCTGGTGATGGTGTCATTGGAACTGTTACCACTGATACCCCTGCTGCGGGTGCAAATGTAATTACACTTACTACTGATGGTTTTGGTGCTCGTTTGATGAGATTTGGACAACCAGTTCAAGTCTTTGATTCGACACTAGCTACTAATCGTGGTAGTGGTGAACTTACACAGTGGGATGTAGAGAATAAGACTATCAGTATTACTCCACAGATTGCTGGTGTTGTTGCTGGTGATCTAATTGTAACTGCTGGTATTACTTCTCCTACATCCTTACCGGCGTTGTTTGGTGTTCCGTATCATCACTCTAATGCTTCTACTGGAACATGGCTTGGGTTCAGCCGCGCAACTACCCCTGAAATTAGAAGCAATAGAGTTAATGCTGCTTCGGCAGCACTTACTCTACCATTACCGAGACTAGCAGTAAACAAGATTGGTAACAGAGTAGGTATTGATAATAATTTCCAACCTAAAGCCTGGATGCATCCAGCACAGAAACAGGCTTATGAGGAAATTGGACAATTAGTTACCCAGATTTATAAGAAGCCGACAGAAGAGAGACTTGATCTCTACTTCGATGGTATGAGCATGGCCGGTGCT